ATTCAGAGTTCATTGTTTCAATACATGGAGTTCTTTATCCAATTTATGAAGACTACTCTTGGGATAGAGAAGAAAGAAACGTTTATCACTCAGGTAGCGGTTCGGATTTAGCTCTCGGCGTTCTTGAAGCTCTTAACTATCAAAAGTGTAAGACTGCAAAGGAAGCCGAAAAGATTGTTTACCGTGCAGTAGAAATTGCTATCAAGCATGACATCTACTCTGGCGGTACCATTCATACATTTATACAAGAAGAGTAAGTTACTGAAGGGTAACTTATCCTGATATAATAGCAATATAAAATGACGAAATGACAAAGGAGAAAGACAATGGCAAAGCTCATTGAAACAAACGAAGGATACGCACCAGCTCACGAGATCGATAGCTGGGACTTTCCACTACACAGCGAGATCTTGCCTGGTTTATGGGTAGGTGGTACCGATGACATGGATACCATTGAGTATTCTTCCGACAACCTGCACGCTCCAAAGGAAATCACAAAGAAAGATTTTGATGCGGTAGTGACTCTATACGCATGGGCAAATCCAGTTGACTGGATGGTTGAGGAATTACGTTTTGGTTTTTACGATTCAGACGTAGAACACATCGACTCAGAGTCTCTAGCTACGGCTGTCTCATTTGCTCATGGTAAGTGGAAGGCTGGCAAGAAAGTTTTGATTCGTTGCCAGGCTGGGCTTAACCGCTCTGGTCTAACCGCCGCTCTTGTTCTTATTGAAGCTGGTTACTCGCCTGATGAAGCTATCACTCTTCTTCGCACTAAAAGAACTTCGTATGTTCTCTGTAATGCAGAGTTCGAAGCTTTCGTTCGAACGTTAGACAAGTCAAATGAGTAAGCTACACGTCGCATACGACGACATCTATCTCGATTGGCAGTTAGGGAACGGTGATGGCAGTCACCCAACTAATCCAATTCGTGCTAAGCTTGCGGTTGAGCTTCTTGAAAACTTTGACCCAGTAATTATTAAACCTTCTGCGTCTGAGTCTGACAGAGACTTACTTAACCATGTTCACTCTGATGAGTACATCTCTAAGGTTTTGGACAAAGGTCACTGCGGTGAATGGCATCCAGACCAAATTCATCTTGGTGAGGTAGCTCTTGAAATGGCTGCGGGAACTGTTCGCCTGTATGAAAAGATTCTTTCAGGAGAAGCTCAGGTAGCTTTCAATCCGCAAGGAGCTAAGCACCATGCGCAGTATGACCGTAGCTCTGGTTTTTGCGTATTCAATGACATGGCTCTAGTCGCTAAGCTATTCATGGCTGCAGGGCTAAAGCCTATGTACATCGATTGGGATGTGCATCACGGTGACGGAGTTGAAAACCTTTTACGGGCGTACCCAAATATCATTACGGCTAGTATTCATGAAGGTGGAATCTTTCCTGGCACTGGTCTTAAAAGCGAGCCAGAAAATGGAGCATACAACTGGGCATTAGACCATACGTCTGGAGATGTAGAATTTCTAGATGCAATGCAAGAGATCGAGTTACTTGCGGATGAGATTCAGCCAGATGTTATTCTTCTAGCTACCGGAGCTGATGCGCACTATTCAGATCCTTTATCTAGTCTAAACTTTGACTACCCTGGATACAGAGCAGCAGCTAAGATTGTTGGTGATATTGCTAACAAACATGCAAAGGGCCGAGTACTTATTGGAGGAGCCGGTGGGTATCAACCACTTACGCATACTCCTCAGGTGTGGGCACAGGTAGTAGCTCAAGTGTACTCAACTGTTAATAGTGTAGTAACCGTATAACATTTGCTTTTATAAGGTACTATAGTACACATGGCTAAAAGTCTTGCACAAATCATTGCCGCTATGTCCGATGAAGAGCGTATTGAAGTTCTAGCAGGTCTAGACCCAGACGCTCTTCAATGGGACTGGAGTTTCTGGGGACGTCCTGAACAACAACGCCCTGCGGGTGACGACTGGAACATATGGATGTACCTCGCTGGTCGTGGCGCTGGTAAGACTCGTACAGCAGCCGAGTGGGTAAGAGAAGAAGCCAAATACACAAACACCGGTCAACGTCGTTTTGCGTTGGTAGCTCGTACAGCTGCGGACGTACGTGACGTTATCGTTGAAGGTGAATCAGGAATCATTAACGTTACTCCTCCTAGCGAGCGTCCGTTATACGAACCGTCAAAGCGAAGACTAACTTGGCCTAACGGTAATACGGCAACATGTTTCACAGCTGACGAGCCAGACTCCCTTCGTGGACCTCAATTCACACATGCTTGGGGAGATGAGGTTGCCGCTTGGCGTCAGACTCCAGATGGAGCTGGGCTTACCGCCTTTGAGAATTTACGTATTGGTACACGTCTTGGTCAAAACCCTAAGATTATGATTACCACAACACCAAAACGCGTGCCGTTGTTGTATGAGCTTCTTCGTGAGGCTGAAGTACATCCTGGCAAAGTTATTATTACTAAAGGTTCGACTATGGACAATAGCGGAAACCTTTCTGCAGCGTACATGGACGGTATCCTTGGAGTGTACGAAGGTACTCGCTTAGCTGCACAAGAACTTTACGGTGAGATGCTTTCAGACGTTGAAGGAGCACTCTGGACTGTCGAGCTTATCGAAAATACACGCGAGCTTGTGATGCCTCAAGGAGCTCCGCTTCGTTGCATCGGTGTTGACCCGTCTGTTGCTGAGAATCCGCGAGATGAATGCGGCATCGTTGTTGTAGCTGCAACAGCAGACAGAGACTTATACAAACGCCAAAGCTGGGTGCTTGAAGATGCGTCTATTCTAGGTTCGCCAGATGTGTGGGCAAACAAGGTAGTAGCTATGGCTCGCAAATGGGGTTGCCCAGTTATCGCGGAAGTAAACCAAGGAGGCGCGCTAGTACGCAACGCCATTAACACAATTGACCCAACTGTAAAGGTACTTGAGGTTCACTCCAAATACGGTAAAGCTCTTCGAGCCGAGCCTATCACCCTAGCTTACGAGCAGAACCGTGTCCACCACATTGGCTATCTAGCAGACCTCGAGTCCCAGATGACCTCGTGGATTCCAGGCGAAGGCAAATCACCTGACCGCGTCGATGCTTTGGTCCACGCCCTTACGGCGCTACTAATCAAACCACCGGCTGGATTCGTGGGTGGAAAGATTACGGCTAAGTCTCCAGCTGGCCGAAAAATACCCGGTCTCAGAAATACCTTTCGTGTTAGGTAAACACCTGATATAATAGTTTTTACAAGGCAACACAGCCTTGAACGACAAAAGGACACACCCATGTTAGCACTAGCCATATTCCCAATTCTCATGCTTTTAACACTTGTATTCGTAGGTGTCATGGCGTTTGATACTCCTTCACACGACTAATCATTATACGGAAATACCCTGGAACTAACCTTCCAGGGTATTTTATTTTCCCAACATTCCTGATATAATTAACCATATCAACAGATTGGAACCCAAAATGACAAAGCGATACGAGGCTGGAAATCAGACAGTCTACATGTACACATTCCATGCGATGGCACCAGTATTTCAGACATGCTCTAGCTTTGCCGAAGCTGCTTCTTGGGCTGAGGTTTACGAAAATTCAACAGCTCACACAGGTGGGCTTAAATGGTGGGGAGAGCGCCGATGAGTTGCACCCGAATGCCAGAAGGAATTCGGGTGCTAAGGATTGCTTTTCTTGATTATCCTGATATAATTAACCTGTACGCCAAATGACGAAAGGAAAGAAAATGTTTATACTTGACTGGATGGACGAAAACCTAGATGTTTACGGTCCCGCGGCTGCGTTCGTTGGAGTCGTAATTGCAGCTGTTGTAGCATTTCTTACCAAATAACAAAAAGACGAAAAGGACGAAAAATGAAAATCAGCTCATTCCGAGGATATAAGTATCGCCGCTACACTGTAGCCCTGCGTCTCCTAGCTCTAGCTTGGATTCCTTACGCAGCTCATACGTTCTTTATTTACCCAAGCATTGCCGCGTTCCTTGCGGCTTCGTTCCTCGTAGCAGGCGGAGCAATTCCTCTGTGGATTCTTTCTCGCCACACGGAGTACATCGCAAATGAGGAATTTGCCAAGCGACGCGCCCTTAGAGGTAAGCAGCCAAAGACTCTTCTTGGAGTAGTTCCCCCAAAGAAGTAATCCAAATGTACAGATAATAAAAACAGGAATACAGTTATCCCAACGACATTTACGGAGGACCGCATGACAGGAACAAACCAGCGAGAAAAGATCTACGTTTACGGCGTATGTTCTTCGTGCGCTGAAACCGATGTTCTTCTTTATGAGCTAGATGGAAATCTTCTCTGTGCAGGAGACTACCGCGATGCCTCACGCAAAATTAAATTCTTTACCGCGTGTGACCAATGTGGTTCAACACCTTCATTTAGAGACCCGTCTCATCGTAGAAACGAGTACCTGTGTGCGGGGTGTCACTCTAAAAATGACTTTGGAACAAACAATACGGTAGTCAAAAGAACTCTAGCTGAGATCTTTAAGCAGCTACCAGGCTCTAAGGTTCGTTGCTTTGGTGAGTCAACCGACAGCCCATGCGATGAAAATATCAAACCACGCGGAGCTTGGGGAGGTAAGTCCTTGTGCAATAACCACGGAAGAACTCCACCTAAGCCCGAAAATAACAACAAATCTTGAGCAGTCCTATTTGCTCAAATAATACGTAATTACACGGTGTAGCTACGTAATAACGAAAGGAATGCAATGACAACAGCAACAGTGACATCTGCACAGGCCGCAGCTGAGCTTTACAAGGCAGGTAAGTCTGTAGATGAAGTAGCTAAAGAGCTATCAATCACATACGGTAAGGCTCGTAAGCTCATCGCGGATTCAGGAACTCCTATCCGTAACACCTCCGATAGACTTAAGGGTAAAACCCGCAAGGCAAAGTAACGATGAGTAGATTCCTACTTTTTCTTGAAGGTCTTATCTGGCCAGCTGTTATAGCGGCTGTCCTTTCTATCTTAGCAATACTCACTGCCCTTGTAGCCCCGGATAAAGGCACCCTTGCCTTAGCCCTAGGGTTATCTGCGGTAGCTTGGGCTGGACTAGCTCAAACTGTCTAGACAAAATAGTCAGCGACAGGCACCTTACGGGTGCCTGTTTCGCTTTCTATGTGGTATTATTAACACCAGGTAAATAACCTACTACGGAGAGACGAAAGGACTAACAATGTTATCCCTTCTTATCTCCGGCCATATGCAAGCGGTAGAGGACAAGCGTAAGCTTGAGAAGCATAGCGGTAGCAAGAAGCTCATTGGAACCTCAATGGGTTGTCCCATCCCCGACCTAAGGAGGCGAACTAGCGTTGCAAAAACTCACACTACGTGGAATAGCAATGTCGACCGTAGCCTATATTACGGCAATAACAATTGGAATCTTCTCAGTCTCAATGCTATCCAGCAATGCGGCTGTGACTTCCACGACACAGCAAGCAGCACAATTAAAGCAGGTTGACCCTCTAGCAGCTTTAGAGGATGCAAAGGAACTGACGCCACAAGAGCTCGTGCAGCTGCTTGCGGCAGCAGGCTTTGAGGGTAAGGCCCTCAAAACAGCATGGGCAGTTGCCATGCGTGAGTCACGTGGTCACCCCATGTCTCACAACACAAACGCCAAGACTGGCGATAACTCATACGGCCTATTCCAAATCAACATGATTGGTAGCATGGGTGTAGAGCGTCTAGCTAAACTACAGGACAAGATTGGTATCGCTAAACCTGCGGACCTGTTTAGCCCTATGGCAAATGCTAAGGCTGCCTACTACATGACCGATGGCGGTAAGGACTGGGGCTCATGGGGCTTAGGTCCTAATGCCTACGATGGATCTGCGGCAGAGCCTGCGGTGACCTTGTGGGTAGCCCAATTCCCTAAGTCATAATCACAAGATAGGAATATAGTAATAACATGACTGAAGAAACAAACATCGACATTGCGGGCGACATTGATGACACAGAAGATACTGCTGTGGCTGAAGATGAAGCTGTAGAAGTAGTCGAGGAAGAAGTACAAGCTCATGATGTAGAGCCAGAGCAAGTAATTGCTGACGAGCCTATGCACGAGCCTACACCTGAACCTGAAGTTGTAACACAGCCTCAGGCTTCACATCACATTAGCCAAGCAGTAAGTGGTGATGACATCGATGATGTCATGCTCGCTAACTGTGTATACAAAAACGTCTATGCACGCAAGTCATTGACAGTACATCATCTGCAACGTCGACTCATCGAACTTGGTTACAAGGACGCTGACGCTGACAAGGATGGTTGGCTAGGCGATGAGACTGTAGCTTCAATCAAGAAGTTCCAGGCTGACAGAGGGATGGACGCTACAGGTTCTGTAGACGCTGATACCTTTATCAAGATCTTTGAAGGAGATGTACACGTCAACGTAGTACTCTAAATCTTCTTCACAAAAGGAAGACCGATTCTCACAACGAGAGTCGGTCTTTCTTACTTTTAGAAGCGTAATTGAAAAAAGCTTGGAGACAACTAGGGACCTGCCTCTCCCTATACGTAACCCTTTCTCACCTCCAAGCCATTTTAACCAAAAGGTACTGTTTCTGCTTCGTATGTACACGTTACTATAAGCGCAGTTTGTACACATTCGTCCTCGAAGGTGATACAGTATTCTCGTGGCGCATACACCCGATCTACCAAAGAGCGAAGCCGACTTCTTAGCCTCCCTCTCCAAGGAGCAGCTCTGGCGTCGTGTAAAAGATCTCAACGATGCAGGCTGGACCCTTCAGTCCATCGCGGACGCATTCTCGCCGCCGCGCCGTCGCTCAACAATTCGCAGTTGGGTTATCAAGGATACCCCTGAGTTCGAGTTTATCACCGCGACCCCTACGCCTCCGCAGCCCAAGGCAAAGTCTCGACGTAAACGTCCAAAGTCTCCAGGTATCCCGCTCGACGAGCAGTTACACATCGCGCGCCTGTCACCTGTTGCTCGGCGTTTCCGCGCAAGGACAAATCCGTCATCCGTTTCTTTCACCGCGAATCAAGAATTGACGTATATAGCAGGACTTCTCTACAACAAAGGTGTTACCGTATCTGAATTAGCCCGTGCTTCAGGAGTTACCTATCGCGCGATGAAACGAAGAGTAGATAAGGCGCTTACACAATGAAGGTCCTTCACGATTTCTTCCCCGCAACCATAGTTGCGATTGCGCCAGGTATTGTCCCGGACTTTATGACAGTGACG